ACGTCATTGACGAACACATCTACAGGACCCAGAACTGGGATCAAACTCCGTACTTTGTCGCGGCTGCCGTCTTCACTCCAGCCATGATTATTAAAAAAACTTTAAAAAAACTTCGACCCGGTTCACTATGGACCAAGTTTCAGAATTATTGCATGAAGAGAAAGAAGTTAGATTTGATTTATAAAAAAATTGGAACAAACTCTCTAGAGACTATACCATTGGTGATCCTCCGCTCAGGCGATTACCCGGAACTGACTCCACAGGATATTTCTTTTATGAAAAAAATATGCACATTTAAGTAAATGGACGGGTATATCATCTCAGCCCTGATTTTGTTGTTTGTTTTGTATTCTCTTGTTTTCATGCGGGGTATGTCCGAGACGTACACGGATGCGGACGTCGCGGAATACAAACAGAAGGTGATGCTCATGCTCGCCAAGGCGGGCAAGGGCGCTCCCATCGACATTGCGGCCATGAGCCCAGAGGATCTAAACTCAATGTTCAAAGATTTTCTTATGATTTTCAACGAGCTGCAAGCCAAGATCAATGGGAAACCAGTCACCATGGCTGACGTGCAGACCACTTTCCCAATCGATTTCCTCAATGAATATAACGCATCTATCTCAAAATGAAAATGACAAGAATACAAATTAAAAAAAATAGAATTGCAAACCAGTTCAGACCCGTCTTGAATTCGGCACCCTCGAGTGTGAAACCCTCACCACTCATGGCACTGGCGAGTTTTTTAGAAGCTGCGTTTTTTGCAAATCCCAATAAAGCCGCTTTGGCACCGCCACCCGATTCTTCTTCCTCGTCCCCACCCGACGGTGATTTGACAGTCTGACGCCCGGGTGGTTGCTTCACACCTATCTCCTCGTCGCCAAAAACTCCAGATGATGCCGCCATGTCTTTTCCTGAAATTTGAATATTAATTTTCACTGGAGTTGGAGGAGGTTGTTGCATCTGAATTGGCGCGTATAGATATCCGCTGCCACCGGGAGCCCCTGGGGCCCCGGGAGCCCCGGGTAGTCCAGGCATCCCTGGTAGACCCGGAGCCCCGGGCATCTGGAATCCAGGCGCGGCTGCGGGCATCTGGAATCCAGGCGCGGCTGCGGGCATCTGGAATCCAGGCGCGGCTGCGGGCATCTGGAATTCAGGAGCGGCGGGCATTTCCGCCTCACCACTTCTAAGAGCCGCCGCCCCAAGCGCACCAGCCCCTAGAAGTGCAGCTCCTCCTGAAAGTACACCAGCGTTATCACCCACGAACCCTCCTGCTACATCGGCGGCTTTTCCTATCCCCTTTCCAGCCTTGGCAATAGCGGAAGCCGCTTTTCCAGCCTTGGCGGCTGCAGCTGCGGCTTTTCCAACTTTTGCAGCCGTAACGGCCATCTTGGCCACTGAAGCCGCGCGTCCTGCGACGCCAATTCCTGGAACGAAACTAGACGCTGACAGTGCAAGATTACCAAGATTGGACGCTATACATTTCGCGTCTTTAGGCTTGCACTTACCGAGAGCTTTACCGGTATCAACCATCCCTTGAACGCCGCTAAACTTGTATAATGCTTTGCCAAAATCTTTTGGAGAAATCTTTTTAATTTTTATTTTAGGCATTTTGATGTAGCCCTCACTTCGACCTGCGAAATACACATCATGGCGTGACATCGCACCTACTACTGGATCACAAAAAAATTATATCAAAATCAAGAGGGCCACGAGGATAAATGCAATAACAGCCCATGCAATGTCGTTCCCTCGAGTGACCGGACCCCCCATGAGTGTGAACTTAGACGTGCGTTTGGCCGCGGGCTTCTTCTTGGGCACGGGCTTCTTCTTGGGCACGGGCTTCTTCTTGGGCACGGGCTTCTTCTTGGGCACGGGCTTCTTCTTGGCCGCGGGCTTCTTCTTCTTCTTCGACGAAGAGCCGCCCCCTCCGGTAGCTCCGGCTCCCTCATCTTCCACGCCTCCACCGATTGTTTCGGCGAACACTCCCGACGACGCCGCCATGTCTGATCCCGAAATTTGAATATTAATTTTCGTGGCCGGGGGTGGTTGACAAGACGCCGCCGTGGCGCCTATGCCACCTCCGCCATCGAACCCGGACGGCCCTCCGTCGAGACCAGAGGCACCGGCCGCTCCGGCAGCAATGGCCGAGCCGGGTGCGTAACGGGAGAATGCGCCACCGTCGGGACCCTTGGAGGCACTCTTTGCGGCTCCCCTTGCGGTACTCTTTGCGGCTCCCCTTGCGGTACTCTTTGCGGCTCCCCTTGCGGTACTCTTTGAGGCCCCCTTGGCAGCCACCTTTGTTGATCCTTTAGCCGCCTTCTTTGCGAACATTCCGGCTATGCCCATCTTCTACCATGGGCACATAAAAAAACACACACCTGATGATACAAGATGGAGACCGGAGGCGAGTGCTCTTACGTCACTGTACAAGGAAATGAAGTATTTTTTCATTGTGAAGTGAATGAGGACAGCATTCGAGAGCTCGTTACCAAGATGCGAGCTCTCGTTAAGCACCTCCGTAAAATTTACATCGATATAGGAATCGAACAAGATCCGTCCGTGACTTTGTACATTAAGAGTGACGGGGGTGATCTCTATTCCGGGTTCAGTGCGATGGATCACATTCGCAGCTTGCGTGCTCACGTGACGACCGTTGCCGATGGCGTGTGCGCGTCCGCGGCAACTCTTATACTTTTAGCCGGATCTGTTCGAAAAATGTCTGAGAATTCATACGTGCTAATTCATCAGATTAGCGCGGATGGAGTCTGGGGGAAGTATGAGGAACTCAAGGATCACATGCAAAATTTCACAAAAGACATGGATCGGATGAAGAAGGTTTACGAGTCTGAGACTGCCATCCCTCCTAGAAAGTTGAATAAAATTTTGAAAAAAGATTTATATTTGGATGCGGAGCAATGTCTAACATATTGTGTGATTCACGAGATTATCACGCATCCTTCTTCGAATCAAGTGCAGCCGGAGATTCTGGACGAATAGGATCGGCCACCGCCTCCTGCCCGGTCGGTCCGTCATCCTCGTACTCCTCGAAATCCTCCTCCTGATCAGCGGGCTGGGTCTTGAATCGAGCGCTGAAGCGCTTGTAGAGCATCCACGCGGCCAGGCACAGGAGGGCGATAGCAACAGCGGTTACAAGCATGTCCATTAATAGGAATTCATGTTTTTTGCACAGGACCCTAACGCGGTCCTATCCAAAAACCAAAATCATGACAATCGCACTTGATGCTGCGTGGGCCGCTTTTGACGAACTCAGGGCGCCACTGATTGGGAGCCAGCCGGCGGCGCGACCTGACTGGGAGTGCGGGTGTGGAGGTCTGAAGATTTTCAATTCAGATGGTCTGCCCACGTGCAGTGATTGTGGACGTGCCGATTACTCTTACGTGTCGGACGAGCCTGAATGGCGTGGAGGCATGGACGACGATGGGGCGGTGTCGGACCCCTCTCGCGTTGGCGCTCCCACGAATCTCGACCACTTTAGCGCCGCCTGGAACACGGGAACAATTATGACTGTTAAATCTTCGGCGGCTGGGAGCATGAAGAGGTTGGCCAGAATCAACTTTCACACGTCCATGAATCACAAAGATCGTAGCCTCTTTCACTCTTATGCAGACATGGACCGTGTAGGGAAGCAGATCCTGAGTCTTCCGGACAACGTGATGTACGCTGCGAAGATCAAGTACAGGCACTTTAGTGAATCGACGCTCACGCGTGGAGCTATTCGCGTGGGCGTCAAGGCGAACTGTATATTTCAGGCGTGTAAGGAGTTTGGGGTGGCGCGAACGACACAGGAAATTGCAGCCGCCTTCGAGATTCCTGTCCGTGACATGGCTCGTACGACGGAGATTTTTCTCGATCAGGTTCCAGAGGCGAAGGTGACAGTCACGACACCCTCCGACTTGATTGCTCGTTTTTGGAATAGCGTTACGAACGTTCACGAGTCTGACCGTGGAAGACTCAAGATGCGAATCATTTCTACGTGTAAAAAACTCGAGGACTCTTCTGGTCTGCAAGGACGAACTCCCAAGGCGGTGGCGTGCGCGGTGATGTGGACATTTCTAAAGGAGAAGGGGGTGACCAAGGCGGAGTTGTGTAAAATTTGCGATGTTTCAGTCCCCACGCTGACCAAGTTAGAGGCTATAGTAATGAAGGACTTAAAAGCCTTGGGCTAATACTTTGTAATGAGTCCAGTGATTTTATTCGTAAGCACGCCGTGTTACGGTGGCGTTTGTCTCGGGGCCTATGCAGAGTCCCTCTTGCGTCTCCAGCGTTTGTGCGCACAGCGCGGAATTCAGATGATGCTCGACACGACGGAGAACGAGTCGCTTGTGCACCGTGCTCGCAATCTCGCCGTCGCTCGCTTCATGCAGAAGACGCAGGCGACACACTTTCTGTTCATCGACGCCGACATTCACTTCGACCCCGAGTCTGTCATGCGTCTCATTGACTCGGGCCACGATATCGCCGTCGCGTGCTATCCCAAGAAGTGCATCATGTGGGATCAGGTTGACGCGGCGTTCAAGTCAGGCGACGTGCGTGATCCCAATAAGCTCGGATCGAGTCTCGTGATGAATTTCAAGTATGCGAACACGCCTGTCGTGAACGGATTCACCGAGGTGCTTGATGGGCCGACTGGATTCATGCTCATCAAGCGCCATGTTTTCGGAAAGATGGAGGAAAAATACCCCGACCTCATGTGTCAGAATGACCATCAGAACCGCGATCTCGAGACGTATCACGCGTGTTTCGACTGTATGATCGACCCCGTGAGTCGCCGGTACCTGTCCGAGGATTACGCATTCTGCCGTCGCTGGCAACAGATGGACGGGCAGATTTTCGCGGACGTCACGACGACCCTGGGCCACGTGGGGAACATTCGGTTTCACGGAGTTATGGATGAGCGGCTGAAGTAGGTGCGCGCGTACCACGCGTTCACGCCCGTCGCCTCGCACGCCAGGTGAAACGCCGCGCCGCTCACAAACACTGCGGGGACGACGTCCATGTACCGCCGCGCAATCATAAAAATAAGAGAAAGTAACACACCTACGACAAAAGCCTCGAATGCGAGGAGCGCCAGTGACTTCATAGTTAAAAGGTTACGACATTTTAGTTGTAATGTCCGTGATTCATATATGTGCAGTAACGCGAAACAAGTCTATTAGTGCCACGACACTTCACACGATGATGAATATTCACATGCTCTGTATGATGAAGGGCAAGCATCTGGATATTGCGTTTGTGAATGACCGTGCAGGTCTGCCCAAGATGATAAAATCTGGTGAGCGAATCATCTGGATGGAGTACGGTACAAATCTGGATGATAAATCAATTAACAAGGCGATTGATACGTTCGATAAAGGTCTGAACGTTCTCGTTTTTCCAGCTGTCAAAGAGGGTATTAACTGGGACCGATTTGCGCGCCGCACGAAGGAGGGGACTACTGAGGCGGCGTGCCAGCGTGGACTCGAGTTTGACACTGAGGTTGGTAAGAAGCTGGCCGACTCTCTTTACGAGGTCAAGAGCACTTCTGCACGTGTATGGGCTATGGATGCGAAACCCGTCGATAAAAAATTGCGAGGGGATAAAATGCCCGTAAAACTTCCCATGGACGAAACGATGTTCTGTACACTTCAGAACCTTGGAATCAAGATTGGTGCAGTCACATCTGCAACAGTCATCTGTCATTTCGTTTACGAGTGCGTTGGCAACATCCTCGAGACTTCTGGCGTAGAGCTCCGCCCTTAGAGATTAGAGGCTAAAACAAAAACATGCAACAGGCCGTAAAGGCTTTTATAAAACAGTCGTGGGAATCGGTGGATGCAGGCCGATTCCCAGGACCGCAACCGGTCTCAATTGAGCGCCGGCATTTTGTTGAATTTAGAAAGAGGGAATATTTTGTGTGTGAAAAAACGGACGGGGTTCGTCACATGCTCGTGAGTTGCGAGCACGATGGAAAGCGCGTTGCACATCTCGTGAACCGTGCCTTTGCCATGACCCCCGTGTGCACCATGATTCCACGAGGCACCATACTCGACGGGGAGCTCGTTGATCTCAAGGCGGGTGGTAAACCGGTATTTCTCGTTTATGATGCCGTCGTCGTCAAGGGAGTTGACGTGCGTCGTACTCCCCTTGTTCACCGTCTCGAGGCTGCGCGCGCACTGCTCAAGAGCGTCATCCGATCAACCAAGGATCCGTTTGAAATCAGAATCAAGACGATGATCCGTATGCGCGACTTTGCGTCGCTGCCGCCTCTCGATTCGTTCCCGTGGGTGACTGACGGCCTGGTATTCACACCCGTGCCTGATCCTATCCGCATGGGGACGCACGAAACGCTCTTCAAATGGAAGCCCCGTGACCGTATAACCATCGACTTTTTAGTTCGGAACGGACGCGAACTTTTCGTGCAGGATCGAGGGGCTGAATACAAAGAGGCGGAACTAAACCTTCACAACCGCGTTGTGAATCCGGACGGGTCGATACTCGAGTGCGGGTACGGCGACCTGGGATGGTTTGTGGAGAAGATACGGACCGATAAGACGCATCCAAACAATCGTCGGACTTACTTCCGGACTTTGGTGAATATCCGGGAGAACATTCAGTTGTCTGAGTTTGTAGCCTGTACATAGCCATGTAGAATTGACCCTTGAGTGGAGCCTCTTTTAATTCATGAATCGTTTCATCATCCTTTATCACCCACTTGTCCCCGTGTCTCACCGCGACTGCGTAGTGCCCCCCGTGCATCATCCCCACATGAAGCACAACCGCGAACAGTTTTCTTTTTTCAAAAATTTCAGGGAGAATGACTGTGGATTTAGGACCGTACATTCCGAACGTGAAAGTCGCGACTATAGGCCACTCGACGACCCTCTGGCAGACCGCCGCCACGCTGTGCGTCTGCCCGCCATCATCCGTGTACCCGGAGAGGGCGGTGTGTTTCTCTCGACGACGCACGAGTTCACAGAGAGTCACCTCCTCCGGCGCGCTTACAGTTGGAAACATTATAGAAACAAAATCATCCGTCCGTATAGACTTTCCACCCGGGTACACAGTCTCCTGTGCCTCACGACCTGTGAAAATTCTTTTTATAAACTGTTTGTTCAAAGAATTTTCAAAAACATCAATCATGCAGAGTATCACCTCTTGTGCATCGTGCTGACCTGTACCGGAGAAACTAGGAAATCGTGTTGTGAAAGCATGGTGCAAGGGGCGTGGGTCTGGAATTTCAGATTCAGACCATATCTGCCGGACCACCTTGCTAAACTCGTGTGTCAGTTTGCACGGTCCTTCATACCCGTCCCTGAGCAGGGAGTTTGCCAGGAGCGGCACGTGCGCGAGGCACTGCACGGCCGTGTTGAAATAGCAGGTGTTGCCGAGGTTCGGCAGCCCTTTCATCGCGCCTTAAAACAAACACTCTACTAAACTTTAATATGGAAACCGCGCGCCGCCTCTTCGAGGTTTGGGAGCCGCTCATTCGCAAGCACGCGTCTTCTGATCACGTCGAGATTGAGATGCGTCTCGGGCGCAAGACGCCCCACAAGTTTGATACAAATGTAGGCAAGGATTCATTTTTCAAAATTCTCAAGGCTCTTGACCGGTTCAAGGGGTGGGAGTCGCGGTCGGAAAAGACGTACGCGGTATACTACGGGTCTGCAAACAAACGAATCACCGTTGACGAAGACACTGATGAGTCGGTTGCTGTTGTGAAGACGCGAGTGGCCGTTTCTGATTTCGACCTAGACAACTGCCCTTTCGACGTGCGCCTGGGCATCTCAAAGGAGGTGCCGTACGAGCAGGACGACGAGGAGATGGCGAGCGTCAAGGAGAAGCGGCGATGGTCATTTGTGCGCAAGAATTTGTCAATTGACTTGTCTCAAATCAAGGGAGATCCCGAAGATCCCGACTCTGACGAGGACACCACCTGGCACGTTGAGTTTGAGATTATCGATCCAAAATCTATCGGTGATCAGAATTCACTGTTTTCGCTCATGTACAAGATTTTCAACATTCTTGAATGCGTCTAGCGATTTTCGCGCGCGGCCGCTCGGCGGTTCTTATTCTTCTGGTTCAGCTCCTGGCGATGACCCAAAAGTGTATGATAATTATTTTTATTAAATTTTGATCGATGTGCAACCAGCCACTCTTGGCGCGCCTTGGCCGTCTTTAAGGAACTCAGTGCATTTTTGGCCGTGTTTACATTCAGTGGCTTTTCCGGGGACGCTGTGAAATTCATCCAGTTTTGGTAATGGCGATTATTCAGACCCTTTGAGGCGAGGTAAGACCACGAGTACCGATTGGCCGGACCGATCCCAAGTCCTATATTTGCAATTGCATTGACGAGATTTTCAGCGTTTGCGTTTCTGGGCACGAGGTAGTTTTTGTTTTCACGTGGATCCTTGCGCGCCTTTTTGACCGGCCCCACGACCGGCCCCCCGACAGGCGCCGCCTTGGGTGCGCGCTTTTTGCGTTCAGGGCCCACGCGCTTCACGGCAATGTTGGGAATTTCAGGAGTGCGGCGCTTTGCCGGATTCCATTCGGGTACACGCGTCACAATTCCAGTCTCGATATTTTCACGGTTGTAAGATGCTCTGCCCTGCTGAGGAAGAGCGCCGTTCAGCCAGGCCTTTATTCCGCGCCGGACGGATTCTTTATTGGGGAGAGATCCTTTGGCGTTGACGTTCGTGCCGAGGCGGACGAGCTGGTTTTTATAAGAATTGCGCAAGTTGGGTGGGAGCCAGTTGGGAATCTTGATGGCGGCGGCGTAATTCTTGCGTATATTTGCCAACTGTGTATTGGTCGTCAAAGATTTCTTAAAATTTCGGGCCGCCTTTTCAATCGTCGTCTTCAGAGGTTTACCACGCGCCCCAGACGGGAGATTCTTAATGACGGCTACAAACTTATTTATAGTTGCCGAGTTTACATTCCCAAGCAAGTTGGTTGCCATCATTGTATATTCCAAATTCCGTGTAAAATTGGAATTGTTTGAATTGGAGGAACTTGCGGATTCGAGAGCCTCGTTCGACCGTCCGGCAACCGCCTCATTTCGCGCCTCCTCTTGCATCTGCCGCTTTGCACCGATCAAATAATTAAATTTAAAATTTTTCTGAACTTTTTCATATTCCGCAAACTTGAAAGAATTGAGAATTCCACGAGCAATCGCCTCTCGCTCGGCGTTCTTGAGGGTGGCCCATTGGCGTGCACGCGATCCGCGTTTCACACGACCATTGTTCATGATAATGACGGGCACTCCGTTAATAATTGTATTCGGTACATTTGTATAAGGTTTCAAGTATTTGGCTATGAGTTCGGCAATCTTGGAGAGAGATTGACCCTCGCTCACTTCGGCGATTCCTATATTTCTGGCAATCTGCACGAGTTCGGGGCGCGTGTACCGGTCATACTGTCTCCCGTTTATTCTCACCCCGCCCTTTGCATTGTAATTGAGCCAGTGAGTTGGCTTTTTCCAGTTACCGGCCGTTGCGTTATTGGCTGGGCCGTTCTTGATTTTGAATTGATTGCGAACAGCCTGTGGGATATTCACGCCCGCCTTTTTGTACGCGGCAATTATCGTCGGCCGGGCCGCAGCCAGCCCCTTGGGCACCTGGTAAAAGTACGGCTGCCCGCCCGGTCCGGGCTTCACATAGTGCCCTTCCTTGGTCGATGTCCAGTTTGGTGCGCGCCGGCCCTCCACCTTGGGCGCGAGCTCCTCGTTCCCAGCCAGTGCAAAAAGATTGCGCACGGTCGCGGGAATGGGAACGCCCGCCTCCGTGTAGGCGCGGATCATCTTGGGGCGGACGAGTTTGAGATTGGCGACGAGTGGATAAAAGCGAGGTTTGGCGTTCGGTCCAGGTCGTACGTAAAATCCAGGCCGGGTGTTGTTCCACCCGGCCGCCTGCGAGTATCGATTCGCCGCACGGACACGCTTCGCCGCCAGGTTGCGCCGGGCGGGCATTGGCGGTGCCGCAATTCCGGTGTAATTACCAGCCTTGGCGCCCCGTGCGTACTTGAACACCTTGAAGCGATCTACTAAATATTTTGTAAAAATTTGTTTTAAAATTTCAGAAGTTGATCCAATGTCTTCGAGGCTCTTGAGACCCTGAGTCAATATGGCGCCGTTCGTGTATATGATGAGACTGGCCCGGGGGTCTGACCATTTAAGGTAGGCCCCTGGCATGAGTTCCGGGGTGTAATCCCACTTGAGCAGACGCGTTTTGGGCACGCGGCGAGCGAGTTCTTCCCCGAGATCATCCAAGTTTATGGCGCGGTTGATGTACATGCGCGTGTCAATCTTCACAATCTTTATCGGGGACGAAATGATACCTGGGTAATAAGTCTTATTGAGAATTCTAATTACGCGCTCGTATGGGCCGGTCGTGCTAATCTGCATCTTGGCGCTATCGTTATGACTCACGTACGCCTTTGAATCTGGATTTTTAAAATCAATTGTGAATGCCCACCTCTTGACTTTTTGAACGTTCGTCGCGCCTAGAATAGTGTTGCGCCCACGCAATTTGCGAACGACGGGGAGTTTTCCAGTTGCCGTGTATCCAAGAAGTTCCTTGACGCCGTCAGGGAGAGGCATCGACGACACATCATGAAAGGGAACATTGAGCGACACGATGGTGGACGTGACGACGGGTTTCGTGAGGGCGTAATCAAAATTGGTAAATTTGTTTACATACTCGGATGTTTTCGGCGCGCGCTTTCGAGCCCACGCAGCCTGAATCTTACGGGCAGCAGCCTCCCTGTTCATTACTAGATTACGGCATTTAAATCTTGGGCCAGATCCAACCCATACACAAATGGCTGCACAGCCATCGTCTGTTCGCGCCACACGGTGCCTGGACGAACATCAACCTGCCTGGAACTAAACGGACCGGCGTAAAAGTCGGGATTGAAGCGCGGTTTACCCAAATTGTTCGCCTGGCAATGCTGATTGAACGCAGTAACGAACATCTTCTGCGGGCAGCACAAGTTCTTCCCGTACACGACATTCTCAGATGCGAGAAAGTGCTGAAGAGTATTCGTCACCATCGCCACCTGATTCTGAATCTCGATGAAATACTTGGGCAGAACATTCCAAATGTCCTGGTCTGAGTAACGCTGTGAGTAGTCGAGATAGGCCCGGACGCACTTGCACAAAATGGTCGCCATCTCTGCATCAAGCTTGTCGTCGAGGTGAGGGTCCGCCTCCGCCACCTGGCGGCCAAAATTCCACGTCACGAGACGGCGCAGAACCGACCCCGAATTGTCGCGCCAGTTGGGAACCTCATTGCCTGCCAGGATGCCGGGAACCTTCCACGTCAGACTTTGAGCAGTCTTGTTCTTGCGCGCGATGCTCATGTCCTCACCCGACACGAGCGACTGGAATTCAGCCTGCTCGAGTGCCATGTCACCCTTGATCTCGGGAGCGATGAACATGAATCCGTCGTAGATTGACTCGAGACCAAACTTCTTCTCAATGTTGTTGCTGAGCGTGCGCACGTCTTGTCCCTCGTAAAACTTTTTACAAATTTTTGTAATAATTGTAGATTTGCCGGACCGAGCAATACCCTTGAGGAACGGGATGACTTGCCACGAGTCGAGATCATTCAGATCGAAACACAGGCGGCCGCAGAAAACGTACAGCCATTTGCACACATCCTTGCTAAACCCCTGGTAATTCATAACCGACTCCATGTGAGGGGTTGGGATGTCAGCCCAGTCGGAAATATTAATAGACGAAGGGTCAAAATCTTGATCAAAATATTTTGAGCTGACGATTGTCGGATCGAGGTGCTTGAAGTTGTCGCTCGTGTATTCATAGAAGCGCGTGCCATACTTGCCCTCCTTCTCGTCCAAAAACTTTCCAACAAAAATTCCGTTTCGGAACGACCACACGCTACGGTTCTTCTTGATTTGAGGAAATTGCAAATCCCGGCAATTGGTCAAGTGGCGGATCGTGTCGGTGACGATTGAACCCTTGCTCGTCATGTGTTTCCACATGTCGTACTTTTCCTCCTTTTGTGAATAATAATACACAAAGTCCTTGATCTCCATCACTGGTTTCCACGCCTTGGTCAAGTGACCGTCCTCGGTCGCAATCTGTTTACAACAGTAATCACCGTACCGACGCATCTTGAGTTTGTACGACTGATCGAGCAGGTACAACAGAAACTTCTGAAATGAGCTCGTGTCCTCCTTCTCAGTTGACGGGTCATTCAGGCCCATGGTCTGGCAGCGAAAAATCTGGGACTCCATGTCACCCTTGATCGGCACGTGCGTGGGGTGATTGATTCGCTCATAGGTTCGGACCCATCGGAAAATCATCTCGTACGTGTCGTCCACGGTCTCGATGAGGCGCGTGACGCGCTGACCGAGCCGAAACTCCAGACCAGTCGCATCAACGCTTGCATCATCGCGGATGCCTAGCTCCCCGGCACGATGGTACACATCAGACAGAATTGTGACAAAATTCCGGCGCTGGTTTCCAATCGTATCAATATTTACATTTTGAATTTGTCCATCCTCAAATCCAAAGATTTGAGCACCGTTTACCCAGGGGACGTACTTGTCCCCCTTGACAGTCAGACACATATGATCCTCGAGCTTCGTGACGAATGCGTTAAGATGCTCGGCGTTCATATTCACGATATCCGAATGGTGGAGTTCCATACGAATTTCGTTTGTTTTTTCAGGAGTCGCGTGGTCGATGGTCTGCACGCGCTCCATTTGTAAGACAGAGAGAGATAATTTTAAGCCTGGGCTGGCGACCCTTGCTTGCTCAAAACACTCAGGATCTTTATCAAAATCTTATTTTGCATCTCGAGCGCCACCTTGACCCCGACCATGGCACTGGCGACCGTCTCACCCTCCTCGGTGGTGAACATCTGGCTCAGCGCGTCCAGGAGATCACCGCCATCCTCCATATCCATCTCCTCATCCTCGTCACCGAAATCCATCTCCTCATCTTCAGGAACTTCTTCAATCGCAGGCTTGGCAGACATTTGAAATATTCAGATAGTTTTGTTTTTAGTTTTTGGCGCGGATCGCTTAAAGGGGCAGACCCTTGGCCGTCATGGCATTCTTGAGGGTCATGTAGGCCTTGGCCAGGTTGGCGTTGGCGACGGCCGCATTGGCCGTCGCATTGGCCGCACCATTTACGGCAGAAGCAGCCTTATTATTATTGGCCCGGGTTGGCTGGTTGGCCGCGGTGAGGGAGGCGGTGGCAGCCGCGCGCGCGGCGTTATTCGCTTTCGCCTGCGCGTTTGCGTTAATCTTCTGCGCGTTAACGACATTCGCCTGGGCGGCGGCGACATTCATGCCGGCATTTGCCGCCTTATTACCAGCCGCGGCCGGAACGGCACCGTTCGCCGCCGCACCAGCAATCGCACCAGCATTTGCTGCGTTGGTCTTGGCGGCGTTCATCATCGTGGCGTTACCAGGTGCAGCACCGTTCATGATTACTTTAGTCCGAGAAAATTTCCAGGCGCGGCAGGTCGGCTCCAAATTTTTTTCTTGGGTACTATTACAAATGGCAGGTGGTCTTATGCAGCTGGTCGCTTATGGCGCGCAGGACGTATATCTGACGGGTCAGCCCAAGGTGACCTTCTTCCAGGCGGTGTACAAGCGCCACACGAACTTCGCGATGGAGAACATCCAGCAGACGGTGAACGGCACGGCGACCCCCTCCGGCCGCGTGTCCGTGACGATCGCCCGCAACGGTGATCTGGTCGGTAACATGTACGTGTCCATGCTGCCCATTGCGGCCAACCTGACGTCCGACAACTCCAGCTACGATTCCTGCTGGATTGCCGAGCGCGCCATCGCCGCTCTGGAGCTGACGATCGGTGGCCAGCGCATTGACAAGCACTACCAGACGTGGTGGCGCCTGTACGCCGAGGTGTTCCTCGGTGAGTCCGACAAGGTGGCGTACGGCAAGATGGTTTCCTCCCCGGTGACCGCCACCGCCTCAGGCGGCAACACGCCCCGTGTGTACCTGCCCCTGCTGTTCTTCTTCAACCGCAACCCGGGCCTGTACCTGCCGCTGATCGCCCTGCAGTACCACGAGGTTCGTCTGGACTTTGACCTGACGACGTACTACGACAAGTACTTCAGCACCGACTTCCAGGTGTGGGCCAACTATGTGTACCTGGACACGGAGGAGCGTCGCCGCTTCGCCCAGAAGGGTCACGAGTACCTGATCGAGCAGGTGCAGCACACGGGCGGTGATTCCATCGCCACGGTGAACGATTCCGCTCAGCTGGTTCGCCTGTCCTTCAACCACCCGGTGAAGGAGCTGATCTGGTGCTACTCCAACCCCACCGCAACTGTGCTGAACTCTATGTGGAACTTCTCCACGGGCACGTCCAACATCCACGTCACGTGCAACACCAACCCGGCCGTCATGAACACGACGCTGCCCCACGTGCTGGGCTGCCCGCACCTGTACGCATCTGGCAACACCGCCTCCGGCTCCAACGTGTTCTGGGTTGAGGAGGGCGTGGCCCTCGGCGGCGGCGTCGCCTCTTCCGCTGGCTACGAGGTCGGCCCGCTGAACAACTTCAAGCTGATTCTGAACGGTCAGGATCGCTTCAAGGAGCAGCTGGGCAAGTACTTCAACCAGTACCAGCCGTACGTGTACCACACCGGCACGCCCTACCCGGGCATCTACGTGTACTCCTTCGCGCTGCAGCCGGAGGAGCACCAGCCGACCGGCACGTGCAACTTCTCTCGCATTGACAACGCCCAGGTGTCCGTGGCTCTTAAGACCGGCTCCCAGGCGACCCTGCAGAAGCTGTTCGCAGTGAACTACAACATCCTGCGCATCCAGTCTGGCATGGGCGGCCTCGCATTCTCCAACTAGAGAACTACGGCATCTGCTACGCGAAATCAAAAAAAACGGGCTTCGGCCCCAAGAACGTTCAAGGTTCTTGGAGTCGCAACTAATATCCCCATCCAATGTAAATGTCTATTTCATAAACCCAAGCCCTCCCGGGCCATATTACGGGCGTACATTTCGATTAATAATTTCCCATTTTGCATTTTGTGTTCCAAAGTTCTCTTGGATGCTCGTGGCGCATGCATCTGGATCAAAACTAGGACTACAGCAAAAAACATCAACATACACGATTCCGTGCTCTGGATACGTGTGTGCTGAGAAGTGACTCTCGGCGAGGACGAGAACTCCAGTCGCTCCGAACGGCTCAAACTGGTGGAACGCCCTCCCTACGACCGAGAACCTGCACTCATTGGCGATGCGGTCCATGCATGCTTCAAGCTGTGCGGTTGTCGTGATCTTCACGTCCGCCAGATGTCCGATGAGGTGCTTCATTATTTAGATTTGTGTTTTTTTCTTTAGACGCTAAGAATGGCGCGACCCGTATAGTACGCGAGCACAACTGCAAAAAAGAGAAACAGGGAACCAAAGACTATGTTGGGGTAATCCTTAGGTGCGGCGGTGTTTGTCGACGTCCCGTACCCCGTGGACGGCGCGACCGTTTTGTTTGCCTGGTATACGGTAGCCGTGCCGAGCGAAAAGAACAGGCCTGTGAGCACAACACCGAAGATCGCGGTAGCAGTAATCTCAGGCATTTACTATGTATAGACAAAATAAATGGCCTAGTACCGATTGTATCTAGGCGTGTTTATCACAGTGAAGAAAAGATACAACATGAAAAACCCGATGATGATGCTCGTGATAGCCTTGATGTTCACTGCTGGAATCCGGCGACGGCCGGGATCGAGAAAGTCCTGGATTCCCGTGATCATCATCAATACAGCGGCGATAAAGTAAATAGCCTTACCGAGATTCCACGTGTGGAAGCTTGGAGCCTGCACGAATCCACGGGATTGCTGCTGGTTGAACGGGTAAGCCATTTATTACTTAAGGATATTTTTATCTGATCCCTTATGAACTTTGCGTACCTTGACTCACGTGAACTATTCGAGCGCAACATCGAAGCCCTCGAACCAATCCCTTGCGAACTTGATGACAAGTGGAAAAATTTCGAACAAGAATTATACAAATACAAGACAGAGTTGGCGACTGCTCAGCGCGACCTCAAGTTGGCCACGTCCGAACTTGAATTCAAGCGCTCAGACATTACGGACATGCGTAGCATGATTGAGGGTGTGACAAATCAGCGCTTAAAGGATTCACTCGTGGAAGTAGTAGACAAGCACGAGTCAGAAGAGGGTGTCGCCGCCTTGACCGAACAATGCAGGGAATTGATGGGCAAGATTGATGAGATGAAGAAGGTGCTCAGGGACACGAACGCTGAAAGGTACGCCGCATTTACATGCTTTGTTTGTATGGACCGACTTGTTAACTTATTTATCGACCCCTGTGGGCACTTGATCTGCGATTACTGTGCGTCCATGACTGTAAACAAGCACGAATGTCCCGGGTGCAGGGGGGCTGTGCGTGACCGTAAAAAAATATTCACGCTCTCGTAGCTCAGTTGGTTAGAGCGTGAGTCTTATGAGCTCAAGACCGCGGGTTCGAGCCCCGCCGAGAGCACCATTTGCATCAGTGTCCGAGTGGTCCAAGGAGGCAGACTCAAGTAAAACGGGTTTTACTCCCGGGTGTTCTGCTGGCGCAAGCCGCGTGGGTTCGACCCCCACCTGATGCATTCTGGCCCTGTGGCGAAATTGGATATCGCGTGGGACTTCTAATCCCGAGACTGCGGGTTCGACCCCCGCCAGGGTCACTGCGTTAAATTACGCAAAATAAAACTCAATGTTAATAACGTGGGGTCATGGTTCCATAGTATAACGGTTAGTACACGAGACTCTGAATCTCGTAATGGGAGTTCGATCCTCCCTGGAACCTTGGGATGGGCATCCCGCCACCACCGTAGCGCACCGGCATCTGCCTGGACCTGAACACGTCCCTAAACTGTTCTTCTGACTTTGGCGCAACGGAAGCGCAAGGCGCTGTAGCGTTTCAATTACGCTTTGGTAACCGGATCGACACCGGTAAGTCAGAACGTGTCCCTGTGGCCTAATTGGTTAAGGCGTCAGTAAAGACGTTGCTGTTAACCTGTAGATTGTGAGTTCGATTCTCACCGGGGACGATTTTTTAACTGCTCAGCTCCAGTTAAAAAATTGTCATGCACTCTACAGATGGAGAAGAAGTGTTCTAAATGTGAAATTTCAAAACCATTGGATAAATTTCCAAATGATCCCAGGTGTTCAGGGGGCAAAAGAGGGGCGTGTAAAGCATGTAGAGTAAATCAATGGGTACCTGAAGAAAATCAAACTCTGACTTGTAAAATATGCACCGAAGAAAAACACCACACGTTATTTGCTAATCATGGTAAACAAAAACCTTATGAATGCAAGGCGTGTAGAAACAAAAGAGATTTTGATAAGAGAAATTTAGATAGAGACGCTTATAATAAAAATAAGCGCGAAGTTTATCAAAAAACTAAGGACAAAATAAATGAAACACGTCGCAAAACACTTCAAAGACGCAGAAATGAAGACCCCAAATACCGTGCTATGATGGCGCTTCATTGCAGGTTATACATGGCCGTGAAAGAAAAGACGGGAAAAACAATGGAGCTCACGGGATGTTCGAAAGAAGAACTCACTACATTCCTCGAAGCCGAATTCACGGAAGGAATGACATGGGAAAACTACGGCACATGGCACATAGACCACATCCGCCCGTGCGCCTCGTTCAATCTCGAGGACCCGGGTGAGCAAAAGAGGTGCTTTCATTGGACAAATCTACAGCCATTGTGGGCCATTGATAATATAAGAAAGGGGGCTAATTATTCCAAGCATTCGGTGGCGGGACTGCCCGCGTGGCCGTCGATCTACCCCGCGATCTAGACCGCGATGCACTCGACGACGTGGTGCGCGGAGTTCTCAATACGCGCGGGCTCGCCAATCGTCCAGTGTTAATCTGTGCCGAAATCCACTTCCAGAAATCAATAGTCATTTGGTGACGTGACGTTACCAAGGCGTTATTGCGACCTATACCCACTTGCATTTTCCAATTTGCATTCTTCATTGCCGCATTGCGTTCACGTATAATTTCGTGTATCATCTGCTTGACTGCAATGCGCTGATCCATTTTAAGGCTCGTCAAGTTGCGAATCATGTTCCTGGCCGAAGCGGAATTCCTGTTCTGCCACGCCTGGAACAGCGTCTTTTCACGAGGGCGTGAAGTACCCGAACTAATAACTTTTTTTCTGTTTGCAATTTTATTACCGTTGAGAATCACCCGATTGTTCACGACGAGCCACACGCCGTGCGGGTTTGGTTTCCCGGGGACAATCTTCAATCTCCCGCCATTATTGACTGGTATGAAATATCCAGGTGGTGCCTTCTTGCCTATATTAATCCACCAATTATTAGTCTTTAATCCATGAGGTTTGTTTGGAATGCGTGTGGTGACATTCACGTTCATTGCTTAAAGGTGGTGGAGAAATAAAACATATGAAGGCTAAAATCCCAGCCGCTCTTCGTGAACAAGTATGGCTCATTGCGTGTGGAGATCGTCTTTTTAAGCCACACAGTGTCTGACCCGCGGTGCTGGTTCTCCATTCCATTTAAAATTAAGGCACGTCACTCCGTTTAAATAAAAGAGTACATCTATTATATAGAATGGGATGGATTTATCAGATAAGGAATTCACTAAATAACAAAGTTTATATAGGCCAGACTACACAGCATAATGTAGCCATAAGATGGTGTGATCATATCAAGTCTATAAATTCAGACCTCGACAGTTATTTGGTGCGCGCCTTTAGACATCACGGTTTAAACAATTTTGAATTTAGTGTCATTTATGAATTACCTGATGTCGAACTCGATGAAGCTGAAATAAACGAAATATCAAAAAAAAATTCACTTTCACCCCATGGATACAACATACGCGAAGGTGGTTCGAGAGGCAAACACAATTCAGAAAGTATTGAAAAAATTAGACAATCTCATATCGGTAAAAAGCATTCAGACGAAACAAAAGATAAACTTCGACAGTGTAATTTAGGTAAAAAGCAGACACAGGAAACCAAGGAAAAAAATAGACGTGCTATGCTGGGAAAACCAAAATCAAAAGATGCCGTGGAAAAATCGGCTCGAGCCCGTACGGGTCTCAAACGTTCAGTTGAAACAATAGAAAAGATGAAAATGTCACGGCAAATTAATGTCGAACAATGGTCACTCGATGGAGACTATATAAAAACTTATCCGAGTATTAAACAGGCTAGTAGAGAAACCGGATCTAATGATATTTCCAAATGTTGTAGAGGAAAATATAAACAAAGTGGGGGGTTTATATGGAAGTATAAAGATGATGAGTAATGTAAAATAAATGCGCAAAATTTCCATTCCGAAGGCTCTCCGTGAACAAGTCTGGATCACATGGAACGGAAAGAAATTTAGTAATAAATGTAATGTTAATTGGTGTGAAAATATAATATCTGTTTTCGATTTTGAAGTGGGCCACAATGTGCCCGAGTCCAAGGGCGGTGCGACCGACATTAATAATCTTAGACCAATTTGCGCAAAGTGCAATAGATCTATGGGCGATGAATATACGATTGACGGATTTTCCGCTCTTTCAACGCGCCGCGAGCACTCTCACCTGTGGGAGTGTTTCCGGTTAAAAGAAACCGGCGTATAAGTCATAAGATGGCGGAGATCTTTCGTTTCTA